TAATAATAAAGTAATCTATAGGTGTGAAGATTGTGGATATTTTGAAGAGTGTAAATAATTTTGACACTCTCCCCTATTCTATCATGTCGATTAGAGTTTGATAAAAAATTCTGAGGAGAATTTAATGGATTTAAATAGAAAAAATAATGAATCTAATTTTGACTATATTGTTAGACTTGTTGATGGAAAATCAACTGGTATTTATGACATTGATTATATAGAATTATTTAAGTTAGCTTTTGGTGTTGAATTAAATTCAGATGAGTGCAGAAAGCGTTACTATGGTTTGAAGATGCTTCTCCCCTATTTAAATAAAGAGAAGATTAGTAATATTTCAGATGATGCTATTTTAAAGGAATATGAATTAAAACGTATTGAATTAGAAAAGGAAAGACAAAAGTTTTTTGACCAAAGAACATCTTATAAGAAATTAGTACGTGAAGATGCTCGTTGGGATGAAATTTATGAAATTATTGAAAGAACTATAACAAGTGGTAATTTACCTAAAATTGAATATGAATACAGATCCATTCAACATACTAACAATGATTTATATATTAGTTTGAATGATTTACATTTTGGAGCAGATATAAATAATGCTTGGAATAAATATAATTCAGACATTTGCAAAGAGAGATTAAATGAATATATAAATAGAGTTTTAGAAATTAAATCATTACATAATTCTGAAAATTGCTATGTTTGTGCTAACGGTGATCTTATTAACGGCAGTATTCACCTTCCAGTGGCAGTATCAAATAAAGAAAATCTTATAGAACAAGTTATGGGAGTTTCAGAATGTATTACTCTATTTCTTGGTGAATTGAGCAAGTATTTTAATAACGTAGTCTTTACTGTTGTTGCAGGTAATCATTCTAGACTTGGAAATAATAAAGATGAAAGTCTTAAATCAGAGAGATTAGATGATTTAATACCTTGGTACATAAATGCTAGATTACAAAACGTTGATAATGTTTATATCAATAAAAATTTAGATAATACTATGTCTTTGATTAATATACGTGGTAAGAATTATCTTCAAGTGCATGGTGATTATGATTCAGGAAAATCTGCAATTCAATCTGTTTCTTTAATGAGTGGAACAGATATTTATGCAGTTTGTTGTGGACATTTACACCATAATTCTCAAGACTATGTAAATAACATTAAAGTAATTATGGCAGGAAGTTTTTTAGGCATGGATGATTTCTGTGTCACAAAACGTATTGTTGGTGTTCCTCAACAATTAGTATGTGTTTGTGATGAAAATGGTATTAAATGTAGTTATGATATAAATTTTTAGTTTAATAATAAATAATAATATACTCCCTTAGACTGTATTTCTATAAGGAGTTGGTGGTAGTCTGTTTTACTACCATCTTTTAATTAATTAAATATGTATGAAAGGTATATAACTGTATAACAGTTAAAATGGTGCTTTTAATGGGAGAAATTTTGGTTTCTAATGAAAGTAGTTTTTATGAAAAAGTTTTTACTGAAAACTTACAAGATAGAAAAATTATTTTTAATGATGAAGTTACTCAAAATGTTGTTGAAGATATAGTTTTACAAATATTTAAATATAACAAGGAAGATAAAGATATACCTATTGAAAAACGCAAGCCTATTTTTCTATATATTAATTCTGTAGGTGGAGAAATTGGAAATGGTTTTGTAATTATTGATGCCATTGAAGCTAGTAAAACACCTGTTTACGCTGTAGTTCTTGCATATGCTTATTCAATGGGTGGACTTTTATTATTAGCTGCTAAAAAGAAATATGCTTTTAAAAATAGTACTATTCTGCTTCATGATGGGAGTATGGGTGCTGTAACAAGTGGCGGTAAATTTAAAGATATAGCAAAGTTCTATGATACTATGGGTGAAAGAATTAAAGAATATGTTCTTTCTAATACAAAAATGACTTCTGAGTTTTATGATATAAAATATGAAAAAGAATTTTATATGTATGCTGATACAGAAGCTAAAGAATTAGGTATTGTTGATTATATTATTGGTGTAGATTGTGAATTGGATGAGATTTTATAATAATTTTGTAGAAGATAGGTATTAATTAAGGTTCGAAACTTAATTATTGCTGAAAAGAGTGATTTTCCTAGATCACTCTTCTTTTATTGTTTAAAAATTAGGTGGATTCAATAGGAGGGATCAAAAAATGGGTAAAAAATATACAGACGAACAGGTAAAAAAGTTATTATTGAATTTTGGATATAAATTAATTAGTAAAGAATATTTAAATGCACGTACCCCGTTAATTGTTCAAGATAAAAATAATTATCTATATACTTTAAGATTGGAAAATTTATTAAAAAAGCAACACCCTAGAATTGTAGATACTTCTAATCCATATACTATTTATAATATAAAATTATGGTTAAAAAGCAATCAAATTTATAATAATTATAAACTAATAACTGACAAGTATCTTGGATCACAAAAAAAATTAATTTTAAAAGATGAAAATGGTTATTATTTTACTATAAGTTTTGTAAATTTGCGAAATAATGTTATTCCTAGATTTGTTGATAAATCAAACCCATATACAATTCAAAATATTAATTTATGGTGTAAAATAAATAACAAATTATTTAATTTACTAAGTAAAGAATATAAAGATTGTAGTGATAAATTAGTATGGCAATGTTTAAAAGAAGATTGTAAAGAAGAATTTGAAATGGCTTGGAATAACATATTGCAAGAACAGAATTGTCCTTTTTGTTCTTGTCGTAAAGTAGGATTATCAAATTGTCTTGCAACTAAAAATCCAGAACTTGCCAAAGAATGGCATTTAACTAAAAATGGAAATCTAACACCTTGGGACGTTACTCCTGGATGTGATAAAAAAGTATGGTGGCAATGTAAAGAATGTAGACATGAATGGCCTACTAAAATTTATTATAGGAGTTCCAAAAATTCAACAGGATGTCCAGAATGTTCTAAATCAAAAGGTGAGAAGAAATGTAAAGAAGTTTTTATATCTAGGGATTTTATAGAAATTATCCAAGATGAATATGATAAATTAATAGATATTAATAAATATAATAATACATATTTCATACCACAGAAAACATTTGATGGACTTATAGGTCTTGGTGGAGGTTTATTATCTTATGATTTTTATATTCCTAAATATAATTTACTGATTGAATTTCAAGGTGAACAACATGAGCGATATATAAAAGGTTTTCATAAATCTAAGAAAGATTTTGAGAAACAACAAAAACATGACAGATATAAGAGAGAATATGCTGAACAAAATGATATAAAATTTTTAGAAATCTGGTATTGGCAATTTGATAAAATTGAAGAAATACTAAATTATACTATCAAAAATAAATTGATTGGAGATATTTAATGAGAATATTTAAAACTGAATCTATATGGGATAAAGAAAATAGCAAATGGTTAGAAATATACGCAATTAATAGTCAAGAAGTTGAACCTGATATTTACTTTCAAGAGATTGAGAATGAAGAATATTTGGACGATGAAGAATCTATTGTAGATGAAAATAATTGTGATGGATGTTGTGATAATTGTAATTGTGAAACAAATCAAGATGAATTAGAAGATGATGAATGTGATTGTCCAATATGTAGAGAAGAAAAATTCTTTCATTTATTAACTGGTACACTTAATATTATTCAAGATGCAGATGGATGTCCAGATTGTACTATTCAGGCATTGTTGAATTACACTATGGAGTTTCAAGATTTAGAATTTAGGTTAACGAAAAAATAACAATGTAATAAATTTAATACAGATAGTTTGCATCTAAATTTTAGGTGCTTATTTTTGTGTATTAAAAACACAATTTGGGATAGTGATTGCAACACGAAAAGGAGTTAGTCTTGCTCCCTTCCCTTTATTTTCTTTTAAGGCAACACAAAAAGGCGGTGTGTATATGTTAATTAGTAAAACAGCAATGGTTAAATGGAATAGAAGGAATATAAAATATTATACAAATTTAGGATATAAATTTAAAGAAATTGGTAAACAAAGTGTAAAACAAGAAATTAGAGAGTTTTTGGATGATGAAGATTAATTGAATAGATTAATTAGTTAGTCTTCCCCCTTTCCTTCGCTCTATAGCTGTCACCTAGATGTATATGCAGGGCAAGACTGTTGGGGATTTTATATTTTAAATTGGATTATTATGAATAAATATAATATTTTGAATTAAAGGAGTTATATAAATGACAAAAAAAACCTTTATAATTGGAGAATGTGGTATAAACGCAAACGGTAGAGTCGATCTTACAAAAATTCTGATTAAGGGAGCTAAGGACGCAGGATGCGATATAGTTAAATTTCAAAAAAGAATTATAGAAGAAACTTACACTGAAGAGTTCTTAAATTCGCCTAGACTTGATAATAACCCCTATAATTTAAGAACTCAAGGGGAACAAAAAAGATTTTTAGAATATTCTGATGAAGATTTTCAAGAAATTAATGCTTATTGCAGAAGTCTCTCAATTCCTTGGTTTGTCTCGAATTGGAGTATAAATGCTCAAATACATATGAGAAAGTTTGATTTACCGTTTAATAAAGTAGCTTCGCCTTTACTCACTTCATTAGATTTTATACGTACTGTTGCGGAAGAAGGAAAATATACATTTGTGAGTACAGGAATGTCTAGCTTAGATGAAATACAAAAAGCAGTTGATATATTTGAAGAGTATAATTGTCCTTATCAATTATTACATTGCAATTCTAGCTATCCCTCACTTAATAAGGATAGTAACTTACCAATGATTGACATTTTAAGAATGAAATTTAATTGCCCAGTGGGTTATTCGTGTCATTGTACAGGAAGAATAGCTGCTTTGGGAGCAGTTGCAAGAGGGGCAAGTACGATTGAGAAACATATAACTTTTAATCGTGATGAAGAAACTTATAAATTAATTAAAGAACATTTAGTTGAAACAAAAGTTAAAGAATATAATCCTTTAACTGGAGAGTATGATGATGTCGTTAAGATTTTACCATATGGAAGCGATCAATGGGCATCAATTACTTTAGATGAAATGCGTAAGTTGGTTATTGACATTAGAGAGTTAGAACCAGCTCTTAATATTAATGTTACTAAGAATTTTTCAGAAGCGGAACTTGAAGTACGCAAGAAATTAAGAGGTAATTAATGTCTAATAATAAATATAATGGTGAAACTCTAATAGTTTCAGAATTCATCCATTCCCCCATTCCTGAAAATAGC